GAGATGGCCCCCAGATCTATTGAAAATCGCAGACTTGATGTTCTTCGTCAAATAAGAGAAGCTAAAGATTCTGGCGCTTCACCTAAGATGATTGAAAGATTACAAGCACGAGCACAAAATTTAAAAGATATGAAATCTGATCGTCCTGATTTAACTACAATGAGGGGTAAGTTTAGTGGTGGTGGAGTAGCTACTCACACTGACCTAAGAAAAACAGGACTGTTTAAATCCCCTCGCCCTATGGCAAGAGGTGATGCTGCAGCAGCTAAAGCTGTAGAAGGTGGTAATAGAGAAGCTGCAAGAGTTGCAAGAGAAGATCCTAAGTACCTTCGTCCTAAAGCTAGGCCTAAGAAGTAATGTGGGTTCTAGTTTGGATGCAGTTAGTTGTAGGAGTGCCTATGCATTACTTTCAATTAAATAGTTTTGAAAGCAGAACTGTATGCGAACAATACAAAGAACTAGCAAAGATTATGGTGACAGATACTAATATGGCTGTTGCATGTTTAAACGTAAGGGTAAAAGAAAATGAGCTTTAGTTTAAGTACTCGTAGTCTTGATAAGTTAGATGGTGTAGAGCCTGAGTTAGTCTCAGTAGTTAAACGTGCTATAGCTTTAACTAAAATAGATTTTGGTGTTGTGTATGGAATGAGGACTGAAGAGGAGCAAGAAAAACTCTTTGCTGCTGGTAAGTCTCAGACTATGAAGTCTAAGCACCTTGTTGGTCGGGCAGTTGATCTAATGGCTTATGTTGATGGCAAAGGTTGTTGGGAACTGAATGTCTATGACGATCTTTGTGATGCAATGAAAGCTGCCGCAAAGGAATTAGGCATTGCTATCAAGTGGGGAGCTGCTTGGTCAGAAGGAGATATTTGTACATACCCTGGCACTGCTGAAGATGCCATGATGAAGTACATTGATCTTCGTCGTAGCCAAAGTCGCAGACCCTTTATTGATGGCCCCCACTTCGAGCTAATGTAATGGCAGTAGAATATAGAGGTGAAAAGTTTGAAGGTTACAACAAGCCTAAGAAGACACCTAAGCATCCCAAGAAATCCCACGTTGTACTTGCCAAAGAAGGTAAAGTCATTAAGCTCATCAGGTTCGGTGAGCAGGGAGCAAAAACGGCAGGAAAACCCAAAGCGGGTGAGACTGACCGCATGAAGAAAAAACGTGCATCCTTTAAAGCAAGACACGGTAAAAATATAAAAAAGGGAAAACTCAGCGCAGCTTACTGGGCTGATAAAGTTAAATGGTAAACATATAGGAATCTAATATCATGGCAACTACTACACTCACACAAGGCATTGAAGCTTATCAAACAGATATTACATTTGGAGATGGTATTGATGTAACAGGAACTACTACACTTGGTAGCTCTGTAAATAGTCTCTTCGTCAAGCACGTAGCTCACGTTACTGGTGTTACAGTTAACTCAACTGCAGGTGACTCTCCAGCTATTGGTATATTTGCACAGCCAGCAGGTACAGTAATTACAGACATTAAAATCTTTTGTGTAACTGCTCCCGTTATCGGAAGTGGTGATATTGGTTATGAAGTTGGTACATCTTCTTCAGGCGCACAAATTGTAGCTACTCAGGCTGATGAAATCTTAGATGCAGGTACAACGGTTGTTGTAGGTAACGTAACAGTTACTGCGTTAATTCTTCAGACTCAAGATGCTACAACTGCACCAGTTTCTGTTCAGTATGCAGCGGCTGCACGTAACATCTTCTGTAACATTACTAACACAGAGAATGCTACAACAGCTGGCTCGTTTACCTTCGTTATTGAATACGTACAGGTAGCATAATGGTTGATCAAGCTGCATTAGTAGGAGAAAACTTAGGGTGGGCTGTAGAAACTGCAGTTACCCTAGGTAACACTAATACTACACACGTAGATTGCACTGACGCTAAGATGGTGTTTATTGAAACAAGCCATGATTTAGATATTGGGTTTGCGGCAGCGGAGGCTGACGTTACAGATAATGACATTATGCTTCCTGCTGGTGTACATACTCTTGTAGTACCTAAAGCTATAGGCAATGCTACTATCTTAAACTATAGACGGGGTAGTAGTACCAGTACATTAGTACGTGTAATTTTATCGTAAGTTAAACAAAAAGGAATATACTATGGCTAAGATGCCTATGGTTAAAAAGAACGGCAAGAAAGTCCCTGCATTTGCTGCTGACGGTGTTGGCAAAATGATGAAGGGTGGAATGGCTAAGAAGAAACCTGCAGCTAAAATGATGGCTGGCGGTATGACAAAGAAGAAACCTGCAGCCAAGATGATGGCAGGTGGAATGGGTAAGAAGAGCGGTTACATGTATGGCGGTATGGCTAAGAAACCTGCAGCTAAAAAGAAGTAACTGCATAACGGGATTGCAATATTGTATGTAGTCCTACACTAAAAAACATGGTATAACTATCCTTGGTAACATAAAAGGAGTTATACCATGTTTAAACGTTTTCTTAATAGACTACAACAAGGCCAAATGCGTAGAGTACAATACTGGCAGTTACATAACATGTCAGACGCTATGCTCAAAGACATAGGAATGACACGTGGTGAAATCAAAGACAGGTTCTACAACCAAGAAAAAGTCAACAGTTAATGCGGCTGGTAATTATACTAAGCCTACTATGCGTAAGCGTATTTTTTCTGCCGTTAAAGCAGGAACAAAAGGTGGATCAGCAGGGCAGTGGTCGGCCCGTAAAGCTCAACTTGTTGCATCTCGTTATAAAAAAGCAGGTGGAGGATACAAGTCATGAAGGGCGTAAAGCACTGTAAGAAAGATGGAACGGAGCATAAGGGCGCTACTCATAAAATGCCCGATGGCTCCTTGCATACAGGTAAGGTACACAGTAAAACAAGTGTAAAGTTATTTCATTATAAAGACCTAAGTAAAGCAGCAAAGGCTAAAGCCGATGGCAAAAGCAAAAAGTCAAAAAAGTCTTAGTAAGTGGACTAAGCAAGATTGGAGAACTAAAAGTGGTAAACCTTCGACTCAAGGTTCTGGCGCTACAGGGGAAAGGTATTTACCTGCAGGTGCTATTAAAGCTATGGATTCAGATACTTATGCGAAAAGTAGTGCAAAGAAAAGAAAAGATACAAAGGCGGGTAAACAATTCTCTAAGCAACCTAAAAAGGCGGCTCAGACTTCCAAACGTTTTCGGAGGAGATGATGACCTCCTTTGAAGATGCCGACACAAATAACACTGGCGCTATTGAGAAGCCAGAGTGGGACGCCTTAGTACTAGAAGACAAACGTAGGAGAATAGAAGATGAGGACGCACATAGGGATCAAACTAGAAAGATGGCTTGGTTCGCTTTATGGGGAATGTTACTTTATCCTTTTGGTGTCGTTGGCACAGGTGCGCTTGGGCTTGACAACGCTTCGGCAATCATTGGGAGCATGGCTTCCATTTACTTTGTGTCTGTTGCTGGTGTTGTTTCTGTCTTTATGGGCGTAGCTACGTTAGCCAAGAAGGCTCCACTTAAATGATCATTGGTCAACTCTTAGGTGCAGTCGGTGGCTTGGCTACAAGTTACATGGACGGTAAGGTAGCCGTACAAAAAGCTAATGCAGAAATTAAAGTTAAACAAGCTACAGGTGAGATTGATTGGGACATAGAGGCAATCAAGGCTACACAGAATAGCTGGAAAGACGAATGGATCACGCTACTATTTTCAATACCTTTGATACTTGCCTTCTGTGGCGATTGGGGTAATGAGATTGTGCAGCGTGGTTTTTTAGCATTAGAGGTTATGCCAACGTGGTATCAGTACTCACTAGGTGGAATTGTAAGTGCCAGCATTGGTATGCGTTCTGTATCTAAATTCTTTGGTAAGAAATAATGTGGGTACTAGTTTGGATACAATTAATCTCAGGTATGCCCCTTGAATACTTTCAGTTATCTGTGTATGATAGCAGAAAGATATGTGAACAACAAAGAGAAAAAGCAGAAATTATGATTACACATAACGGTATAACTGTAGCGTGTATGCACTTAGGAAATGTAGGAGATAAACAGTGAGTTTTAAATTAAGTGAACGCAGCCTATCTAAACTTGAAGGCGTAGACAGCAGCTTGGTAGCTGTAGTCAAACGTGCAATTGAATTAACTAAAGTAGACTTTGGTGTAATCTACGGTATGCGTACAGTAGAAGAGCAAGAGAAACTTGTAGCGGCAGGTAAGTCACAGACTATGAAGTCAAACCACCTTGTAGGTAAGGCAGTAGACTTGATGGCATACGTAGATGGTAAAGGCGTGTGGGAACTAAACGTCTATGATGATCTATGTGACGCAATGAAAGCTGCAGCAGAAGAACTAGGTACTCCCGTTAAGTGGGGTGCAGCATGGTCAGAGGGTGACATTCGTACATACCCCGGCACTGCAGAAGATGCAATGATGAAGTACGTTGACCTACGGCGCAGTCAGGGACGTAGACCATTTATTGATGGTCCCCATTTCGAGAACATGTAAAGGAAGTAATATGGCACGTGAGTTAACAGAACGACAGCAAAAGTTTTTAGCAGTCCTCATGGATGAGGCAGGTGGAGACATTGGCACTGCTAAACTCATGGCTGGTTACTCAGCCAATACTACTAACACAGAGATTACTAATAGTCTTAAAGAAGAGATACTAGACGTAACACATAGTTACTTAGCACGTAACGTACCTAAAGCTGCAATGGCTATGGTAGGTGCCTTGTATGATCCTACTGAACTAGGCATACGGGACAAGATGGCTGCAGCAAAAGAACTACTAGATCGTACTGGTCTTGTTAAAACAGAGAAGCTGCAGGTAGAATCAAAGGGTGGTGTTATGTTAATGCCAGCTAAAGCAGTTGAAGAAGAGACATGTGCATGTGGAAACAATATAAGTGACTGTGCCTGTAATGACTAAATCTGTAGGTATGTGGAAACTACCCCAGCCGACTGACATAAAAGAAGACAATATATGGGTTTCAATCCCACGTGTAGCAAGAACAATTCCGTATGGGTACGAATTAGACCCTGAAGATAGCAGAATACTCTTGCCAATTGACTACGAACTTGATATGCTAGAGCAAGCAAAGAAATACATTAAACAGTATTCGTATCGGGAAGTAGCAAACTGGCTTACCAGAAACACAGGTAGGTCAATTTCACACGTAGGATTAAAGAAACGGTTAGACAATGAGCGACAAAGAAAAAACAAAGCTGGAAGCCTACGCAGATGGGCAGACTATGCAAAAAAGGCAATCGCCAAAGCGGAAGAAATCGAAGCCAAAAGAGTCGGTGCGAAAGAAAACACAAGTAGCGAAGGCGAAGAAAGAGCAGCTTAGTACTGCAATAATACTTGAGGCATTTACCGATAAGGTTGAAGAAGAATACAATGTAATCTTTAAACCTAACGTTGGGCCACAGACAGACTTTCTTGCGGCAAGTGAACGTGAAGTACTCTACGGTGGCAGTGCAGGGGGTGGAAAGAGCTACGCAATGTTGGCTGACCCACTACGCTACATGGGCAACCCTGCGTTTTCAGGCTTACTACTACGACATACTACAGAAGAACTAAGAGAATTAATTACTAAGTCGCAAGAGATGTATCCTAAAATTTGGCCCGGTATTAAGTGGTCAGAACGTAAGATGCAATGGACTGCACCATCAGGTGCTAAACTGTGGTTAAGTTACTTAGACAAAGATCAGGACGTTACAAGATACCAAGGTCTAGCGTTTAGTTGGATTGGCTTTGACGAACTTACACAGTGGGCTACACCATTTGCTTGGTCTTACATGCGAAGTCGATTGAGATCGGCAGACCCTGACCTTCCTCTTTCAATGAGGGCAACGACTAACCCCGGTGGAAGAGGACACCACTGGGTCAAGAAAATGTTTATTGATCCTGCACCTGCAGGTAAATCATACATAGCTACAGACATTGAGACAGGAGAACAACTAAAGTATCCTGCAGGACATGAGAAGGCAGGAAGGCCATTATTCAAACGTAGGTTTATACCTGCAAGACTAAAGGACAATCCTTATCTATCTCAACACGGTGACTACGAGGCAATGCTTCTATCGTTACCAGAACAACAACGAAGACAGTTACTAGATGGTGATTGGGACATTAAAGAAGGCGCAGCCTTTACAGAGTTTGACAGAAAGACACACGTAGTTGAACCCTTTGACATCCCTAATAACTGGGTTAAGTTTAGGTCTTGTGACTATGGATACGGAAGTTACACAGGCGTCTTATGGTTTGCGGTTAGTCCTAGTGAGCAATTGGTAGTATATAGAGAGTTATACGTATCAAAGGTTCTTGCGGTTGACCTAGCTGACATGGTACTTGAGTTAGAGGCAGGTGATGGAAACATGCGTTATGGGGTGCTTGATAGTTCTTTGTGGCATAAACGTGGTGATACTGGTCCATCTTTGGCAGAACAAATGATCATGCGGGGATGTCGTTGGCGTCCATCAGATAGAAGCAAAGGCTCACGTGTAGCAGGTAAGAACGAAATACACAGACGCTTACAGGTAGATGAGTTTACGGAAGAATCAAGATTAGTATTTTTTAATACTTGTACTGAAACAATATCACAACTACCTGCAATACCACTGGATAAAAAAAATCCAGAGGATGTAGACACACACTCAGAAGACCACTTGTATGATGCTCTAAGATATGGTATCATGTCACGACCACGATTTAGCGTATGGGACTTTGACAGTCGGGGTACTCCAGCAAACAGTATGCCAGTAGCAGATTCTAAATTCGGATATTAAGGAAACCTAAATGGAAGAAGATAACACATTTATTGAAGACGAGTCAATAGTATTAGAAGATACGGATGAGTCCTCTGTAGACGATGCTAAAACT